TTGGAGATAGAATGGATGTTGCTGGTAATGATTATCCATTGAAGAAAGTTATACTTGACAAGGATCTTGGCTTCTGTTATAATATAAAAGACTATAAAGAAACTTGGAAAATATTAAAAGATGAATTCTCAAACCCAGACTAAACGTATAGGCTTTGCATGTAAGTACATGCACCCAGATCAAACGCAGAAGAAAAAATTACTAGAAGAAATACAACGACCACTAAACACACGAAGCACAACTGTCGCTTGGCTCAACAGACAAACACGTGAAGTAGCAGAACAGCGTCTATGGGATATTATGGTACACAATATTCAGTCGTACTATAATCTAATTGAATATGTAGGAAGTTTACCAAATGAATTACGAATGGTCCGGCTTGGAAGTGACGTACTTCCTGTATACACTGAGCCTACTTGGTGCTATTACTGGAAACGTCCTGATGTGGTCCGATATTGTGAAGAGCATTTCGCAAGGGTTGGCGCCCTCGCTAGGTCGCTTGATGTTAGGCTCAGTATGCATCCTGGTCAGTTTACTGTGCTTGCTAGTGACAACCCAGATATAGTAAATAGAAGCATAGAGGAGTTTGAATATCATGTGGATGTCATTCGCTGGATGGGATACGGTACAACATATCAAGACTTTAAATGTAATGTCCACATATCGGGCAGACAAGGTCCAGCCGGTATCATCAACGTCCTTCCAAGACTGTCTCCAGAAGCGAGAAACACAATCACAATCGAAAATGACGAAATGTCGTGGGGTATCGACGCAAGCCTCGAACTTGAAAAACACGTCGCACTCGTTCTTGACATACACCATCACTGGGTCAATAGTGGAGAATACATTTTACCAACCGACGATAGATTTAGTCGCATAGTAGATAGTTGGCGTGGTGTTCGTCCTGTAATTCATTATTCGGTATCACGAGAAGATTGTCTTGTGGATTTCCCCACAAATGTTAAACCTGATATGCCTACGCTATTAGAAGCAGGTTACAAAAAGCAAAAACTAAGAGCACATTCAGACTTCATGTGGAATGATGCTGTTAATGATTGGGCATTGTCTTTCTGGGATTACGCCGACATTATGGTAGAGAGCAAGGCTAAGAACCTAGCCAGTCATAAATTGCATAAATACTATTATGGAGCGAGAAACAATTTACACAAAGGACAGTCCTCTGTTGAAGGAAACAATGAAAGAGCCGTTGAAGTTTATTCCGTTTAATCAAAAACTTTTTACTGAACAACAGGCTTTTAAAAACCGAGACAGATTATGGAATTTGTACAAAAAAGAACAAAATAAATAAAGTTATGAACTTTAGAGAGATATCCGATACACATTGCCCTAGAACGAGAGCCATTGAATGCCAGTGTTCTCGAGTTAAGGCAATTACAGAAGCAAAATCTAGTGTTACAGCATTATGTGAACTAGAACATTCAGATAGTGTTAAGGGAACAATCTTACTAAGACAATTCGAAGCAGGAACAGGCACAGTAATTGTAGGACGTATTACTGGTTTGAAACCTGGCGAACACGGATTTCATATACACGAGTTTGGTGATTTATCAGATGGTTGCGACTCAGCAGGTGCTCACTATAATCCAGATAATGTAAATCATGGAGATTTAGAAAGCGGTCATGTTGGAGATTTAGGAAATGTCGTAGCGGGAACAGACGGCGTAGCCGATTTCACCATAATAGCAAAACGTGTTGACCTAATTGGTGAACGCAGTGTTATTGGTCGTGCTATTGTTATCCATTCTGATGTTGATGATCTCGGTAAAGGCGGAGATGACGAATCTTTGAAAACCGGAAACGCAGGTGAAAGACTCGCTTGCGGGGTAATTATATTAACAGACAAATAGGAGAAAACTAATGTTTGAATGGCTTAAGAACCTATTCTTTCCATCAGTTCCAGAAAAAGCGGAACCGGAAAAGAAACCTGTCGCTAAGAAAAAGCCGGCGGCTAAAAAACCTACTACTAAAAAAGCACCTAGCACAGGCGCTAAACGTGGTAGACCAAAAACCAAAAAGGAGTAAACTATGTTAAGTAAGTTTAAATCTTGGGTAAGTGATCGTTTTACTGAAAGAACTTCATGGGATGGCGCGATGCTAATCCTATTAGGTGTATTAGTATTGATTGCTAAACCTATCGCAGGACTATTAGCATATGTAGCAATCGCATATGGTATTTGGACTATTTGGAAGTCTGAATAATTAATGGATTTACAAGATGCCTTTCATAAAACACTAGACAAGGTACAAAATGATTCTCAGTTATGGGAAGAAATAAAACCTGCTGTTATAGACTGTTTGAGAGGCATCTTTGATCCTGAAATTTCAATAAACATATATGATCTAGGACTCATATATGATATTAAAGTTACCGCTGATGGTAAACTTTATCTATTAATGACATTTACTAGTGCTTGGTGTCCATTTGCCGACGAACTATTAAATCAAGTTAAAACACTCACACTAGATTCGCATAGTAAAATAAACACCGTTGAAGTTGTTACTACAATGCTACCGCAATGGGGCAAAGACATGGTAGCAGAAGAATACCAGTTAGCACTTCCTTTTTAAATTTTACTAATATCTATTTCGCTTCCAGCGGGCATATTCCATACAAGACGCTTTTGTACACCTTTCTTTTGTGCAAATCTTTTAGGATCACACTTTTCGCACACATGAAAGTAATTGTCTGATAAACGTTTAGGGTCAACCTTGCCTTTTTCACGTTTAAACTCTATTTCGCACTCATCACAAATAAACACAGCAATCTGTTTCATACGTTTGTAGGGGTGTACAGCACCCTTTTTGCTTTTACGATAATAGTGTGTAATTTTGTTTTCAATTCTTACAAACATAAGCGTATTTACATTCGGATTATAAAATAATAACATAAATATTGTCATGAGCATTGTAAACGTTACAGATTCAGCAAAAGAACACATGGAAAGCGTACTTGCTAAAGAAGGCAAGAAGTACGTTAAATTAAGCGTTAAGGGCGGCGGATGTGCTGGTTTTACGTATGAGTGGAAAGCAGTTGATGAAGTAGCAGACGATGATGAAGTATTTGAGTTAAACAATGGTAATTTTGCCATTGATGGAGCAGGTTTATTGTATGTAGCAGGCACGACAATAGACTTTAAGAAAGAAGTTTTTGGATCTTATATGAACATAAGCAACCCCAATGCTACATCAAGTTGCGGATGTGGAGAAAGTTTCGGAGTTTAAAATATGGCACGTCAAGAAGTTAATATCGGTACTACGGGTAATGACGCTACTGGTGATAGTATCAGAACAGGTTTTAATAAAGTCAATCAAAACTTTGTTGAGATTTATGCGGCACTAGGATTAGGTGGTGGATTAAACTTCCAAAACCTAGATAATACCCCGGCAACACTTACTAGTAATAAAATTATTGCGACAAACGCAAACGGTGATGCTATTGTTGAAAAAACACTCGAAGGTGATGGATTAACAATTGACAATGCGGCTGATCCTACTAAAATTATTATTAGAAATACAGGTACAGAAGTTGTACGTGATACAACACCAGAACTTGGTGGAAATCTAGATGCACAAAACTTCTTAATTGAAAATCTTGGTACTCCGACCAAAACACAAGATGCTGTAACAAAACAATATGCTGATGATAAATTCATCGATGCCGCAGGTGATACAGCAACAGGACAAATTTTATTACAAGATGGTAGTGGAAATCCAAGAACCCCAAGCCTAAATGACGAAGCGGCAAACAAACAATACGTAGACAGCAAGGTTGCACTTGCCGGTGATTCAATGACCGGTCCATTATTGTTGTCAGGAACACCGCAGTTTGGTGACAACGGATTAACTGCCGCGACAAAAGATTATGTAGACAAAAATAGTTTTGTAAGTACAAATAACATCTTCGTAAGTAAATCTGGTAGAACAGAAGCACAGATGAAAGCAAGAGGTGTTGACCAATCACAAATAGGACGTTCACAAGCATACGCATTTGATACTGTTAGAGAAGCGTGTTTCTATGCAGAACGTATCATGAAAGGTGATATTGAACTTAAAAAACAAGGACTTTACACAGGAGATGTTTTCTGGAAAGTTCCAGGCAAAAAGCCGGGTGAATATACAATTAACCTTGCGGCGGATGGTACAGAAGATTTAACAAACGTTCTTGCAAATAAACTTTTAGTTGATAACAGAAGATTTGTTCAAGAAGAAACTCTTGCATTTATTGAAGCAGAAATTAATGACGGTGATAATTCCGATGATTTTGCAAGCACATTTACTTTTGATAGAGATTATTGTTACAGAGATATTGGTTTAATTATTGATGCTGTTAGTTTTGATTTAACCTACGTAGGAAATTCAAAAACAGTAGATGCGGCATTAAGTTATTGGAACGGTGCTACATCAAAGGTTGCAGGACAACAAAGTGAAACTGTTGCGGCAATTAATTTTGCAAGAGACCTTATTGTTAATAACGTATTAACAAATACACCGTATGTTGCTCCTAGTAATTTGCAAAATCCAAATGCTTATACATTGATAACAAATAACCTAGATTTTATTGCTGACGAAGTAATTGCATATATTAATGATGCCATTGCAACCGGAACAGGAATATATTCAGGATTTACTTATGATTCTGTAAAATGTAGAAGAGACACAAAACTTATTTTAGAAGGAGTTGCTTTTGATTTAAGATATGGTGGTAACACTAAATCAAGAACTAATTCACAAAGTTACTGGGATGGTGCTACAAGCCAAGTTGCTGGACAACAAGCACAGACAATTGATTCTTTACAATATGCAAGAGATCTTGTTAACAGTTATATTTTAACAAACACACCTTTTACAGCAAAACAAACATCAACAACACAATTTACAAATAGCAACAACGGTGAAGCGGCCGCTATTACAAAAGTAACCACTTTGATGAACAGCATTACATCTGTAATTAATACAGGACTAAGTGCGGTTCCAGCACTACAAGGTACATTTAGTAACCAAAGCGGATATAATCAATTTATTGATACAAGTGTTATTGCAGAAACTGGAGCATCAACAACAATTACGTCATTGATGAATATTATTACAAATGTAATAACAAACGGTACAGGTGTTGCTCCTGCTAAAACAGGCGGAGAAGGAAGAGAAACAAATATTCCATTACCTGAAGTAACAATTTTTGTTGAATCAGGTGTGTATGAAGAATACTTCCCTATTGTTATTCCTGAAAACGTTTCATTAAAAGGTGATGAATTTAGACGTACAACAATTCAACCATTAATAGGTGTTAGACCTCCTCAAAGATCTTTGGATATGATTTTTGAAAGAGGCGACTTATTACGATATAATGGAACATCACTACCAAAAGAATCAAGATATAGAAATCACTATGATAGCCAATATTCAAGAGCGGATACTTTTAGCGGGTCAGTAAACCAAGCAGGTAATACACAGATTACATTAAAAGATTGTGCGTACCCTCCAGTCAACGGCGTATACTTTATAAACAACAGTGTAACATATTACGTTAAAGATTGGGCGAGCGATCCAGACAGTGTTGGAGATAGCACAAGATGGAGAGGTAATCTTTACAGTGATATTAACACAACAACAGGCACAACACTAGCAAACACAATTAACAATAATACTGTTATCGAACTTAAGAAACTAAACCAACACATGGACTGTTTCTTAATGAACAATGCAACTATTTTGCGTAATCTATCAGTTCGTAGACATCAAGGGTATGTAAACGTATTAGATCCTGAAGGACAAATTTTAACCAAATCACCTTATGTTCAAACTTGTTCATCATTCTCTGCACAAGGCGGTGGTGGTCAATATGTTGACGGTAATGCTGGTGTTCAGTATGGTACTGTGGTTGACAATCCTGCTTCAGGTAGCACAATTACACTACAAGGATTAACAAGACGTATTCAATTACCAACCACATTCCTTTATCAAGATTCAAGAAACTTTGTTTCAGGTGTAAGCGATTTTGAAAAATTTACACACAGGGTCATTGGTGCAACTGCACCTGTTGATGATGGATTAGGTACTGGAACATTTAAGCAAACACTTACTCTTTCTTCGGATACACTAATACAATCAAGAACAAGATCAAACTCTACAGGTAACATTCCACAAGGTACAGAAATAAGAGTTGAAACTGCTGGTAATAAGTCGATGACTGCCAACGACTACACACAGATTAACAGTGATGGTTATGGATTGGTTGCAACAAACGCAGGATTGATTGAAGCGGTGTCAGTGTTTACATATTATTGTGATACTGCATACTGGGCACGTAATGGTGGACAAATTAGATCATTAAACGGTTCTAATGGTTATGGTCGTATCGGTATTAAAGCAGAAGGTTCAGATCCAAACGAAAACCTACAAAGTGGTTTAACATTCTTTAGACAGGTTAATGCTCAAGCAACAGGTTCTCCTGATGTTGATTTTACACAAACAGTAAAAGCACATACGATTGGTGCAAATGATAACAAAACAGGAAACACTGCATTAATAATTAAAGACTTTGATTATCTACCTTTTGAAGATTCAAGAATTACACTAACACAGTTTTCATCTAATAATGACACAACAGAATATGTTGTTAGTGAAGTTATTGCTCCAAGGTTGATTATTTCTGCAATAACAATTGGTTCTCCATGTAAGGTTACAACAAGCACACAACACTATTTTAGACACGGATCTGTTGTTGAACTAACAGGCCTAAATGGAAATGGTTTTACAACAATCGATGGTGCTTATTACATAGATGTCAACAGTGGTAATGGTACAACAGAATTTTTCTTATACACAGATTCGAGTTTAACAACAGGATTTGATAGCAGTACTGTACAAGATGGTGCATACAGCAGTGGTGGTGAAGCATTATATGGTGGACGAGCAACATTAAACTTAGGTAGTTCATTAAACTTAGGTGTTGCTACACAAATTCCAAATGATGGAGTTATTACTCTTACTGTTGGTAAAAAAGTTTTGGTTAGAAATGTACTAGATGCTCCAAGAGTTCTTCCAAGTAGTGCATTGCAGTTTGCTGGTGTAGGTATTGATGATCAGGTATTTAGAATTCTAAACGTAGAACGTTTTGATGTTCAAGAACCTGGCGGAACAATATCTAATGTACAAGAACACCTACTAGATTTACGTGTTCCACCTAACCTAACAGCAGGTACAACAAGTATTATTACAACAAGAATCTCAACCATGAGAGCAACAGGACACGATTTCCTAAATATTGGTTGGGGTAACTATGCAGATTCAAATTATCCAAACAATGTGTTTGGTGCTCCTACTGGTAAACCAGACTTTAGTACTGATCAAGCCAACGAAGCAGTTGAAGTTGGTGCAGGTAGAGTTTTCTATGCAAGTACCGACCAAGACGGTAACTTCAGGGTTGGTTCTTTCTTCCGTGTTAACCAAGGTGATGGTTCGGTAGAACTTAATGCTAACATTGGTTTAACAAACGTTGACAGTTTAAAATTTACAAAAGGTACATCAATTGATGAATTCTCAACTGATAGAAAAATGCAGGGTCTATCAGACGATGCTGTACCTACCGAAGGAACTATTGCTGAATACATTAACAGTTCAATAATTGGTCAGCACGAAGATGGTAGTGATTTCCCTGAGCCAACAACAACAGGTTCACAAACAGGTGGAACATTTGGTTTATTAAACAGAGCAGGTTACAACGGAACTAATCTTGCTTGGAATAGAATGAACGGTGAACTTAATATGAACACCAATAAGATTACCAACATTCTTCAAGGAACTAATAATACAGATGCAATTAATAAATTATACGCTGACAATGTATTCCGTGGTTCAACAACAGACTCTGTTAGAACAGATGTAACAGCATTTACAATGTTAAATGATAGTACACTTGATAGTGGTACTATTGACATGAACGGTAACAGAATTAAATCATTACGTGATCCTGTTGACGGTAGTGACGCAGTTACAAAACAATATGTCGATTCACAAAACAGTATCGGCGGTTTAGAAGGTACAACTATCACAGGAAATCCTTTAAACACAGATATACTAATGTTTACAGGAACTAACACCACAGACGGTTTAGGTAATCCTATTGTTGGAATGGTTAATGTTGGTTTAGACACAACAACAAATTCAAACAGTGCTTCAAGATTGTTTGGTGAACCAAGCGGAACAGGTTCTGATGTAAGATTTACAAGAGCAGGTAATGCAATTCAAATTGGATTAGCAACAGGATCCGTAAAAAATGCTGATGTTAGTCAGGAAGCGGCTATTGCACAATCCAAACTATCACTTAATCTTGCTACATCAAGAACAACAGCAAATGGCGGTGGTAGAACAATAAGCACACTTATATTAAACAATCCTATCAGGGTGCAAACTTCTACAAATCATGATTTGGTTCCCGGAGATAGAATTACAATCAATGATGTTAATGGTACAACAGAATTGAATGGAAATCAATATTATGTTCAGGTTATAAATGCAACAAATATTGATTTATACACTGATTCAGCATTAACTGCAACAGTAAATGGTGGTAGTGGATTCAGTGCTTATGTTTCAGGCGGTACGGTAACCAACTCTAGATTGTTACAGGAAGCAAGTGGTTTAGCAAGTTTTGACGCTGACGAGTTTACACTAGATAATGGTTGGGTTACTCACAGAACATCAACAAGCATAACAACAGGCTTACCGCTAACAAAACTACAGCAACAGGCGGCATCTAGTATATTAGGTGTACCTGCAGGTGCTGGCTCGGCGGCAGTTGTACAGCCATTGATTCCATCTGCTGTTAGAACAATTCTTAATATTGAAAACGGTGCTGATGTAACAGATTACGATAATGTTAAAACTGCTGGTGCTATTATGAAAGATGGCACTGTGTCAATGAATGATAGCACAACTCTTAAAGTTTATGACCTAGAACCAAAAACAGACAATCAAAGAGATTTAGGTAGTAGCACAAAATATTGGAATGACATTTACGGTACAACTTTAAATGCAGAAATTATTAAAAAGAAAGCAAGCGGTACTAATTTAACAATTCAAAATAATGCAGGTACTACTGCTTTAACAATCGACGAAACAGTAGCAAACTCTACCTTTGCAGGTAGTTCTGCAAAATTAACAACAGCAAGATCGATCACACTAAGTGGTGCTGTAACATCAACTGCTGTTAACTTCGACGGTAGTGCTAATATAACAATTTCAACAAGTGTTAATCACAATCACGATGCTGATTATGTAAATGTTGGCGGTGACACAATGACTGGTACTTTAATCAGTCGTGCTATTAGACCTGACGGTAATAACACATATGACTTAGGTACTAGTGGAAACAAATATGCTAATGTTTGGGCAACAACTTTCCAAGGTGTTGCTACAAGTGCAAGATTTGCTGACTTGGCTGAGAACTATTTAGGTGACAATACCTATGAGCCTGGTACAGTAATTGTGTTCGGCGGACAAAACGAAGTTACCGTTGCACAAGAATTTATGACAACAAAAATTGCTGGTGTAGTTTCGACAAATCCAGCACACTTAATGAATGCAGAACTTTCAGGAGACTTTGTTGTTACTGTAGCATTGCAGGGAAGAGTTCCTTGTAAGGTTCAAGGAAAAATTAATAAAGGTGATATGCTTGTTGCTAGTGATGTTCCAGGGGTTGCTATTGCCAGTGATAATCCAAAATTAGGAAGTGTTATTGGTAAGGCATTAGAAGATTACGATTCAACAGAAGTGGGAACCATCGAAGTTGTGGTGGGTAGACTGTAAATAAAGGTGTAGGGAAACTATTATGGCAATACAAACAATTAACATAGGTACTAATCCAAATGATGGTACAGGTGACGATCTAAGAACGGCATTTGATAAAGTTAATGATAACTTTGCCGAATTGCTCGCTGTAGGTGGTGAAACAAACACCGCTTCTAATTTAGGTATAGGTGAAGGTGTATTCAAACAGAAAACTGCACAGAATTTAGAATTCAAAACCCTACGTAACACCGATGGTAAAATAACAATTACATCAGATGCAAATAGTGTCTATCTAAACACAAGTAATTTGGCTGATAACGACTTTGGTTCTATACAAGTAGATAATGGTGATATAATTACAGCAACAAGTTCTAGTGCAACATTCGGTATTAAAAGCGGAAACACAAATATTGACGTAACCAAAAGCGGGAATGATGTAGTAATTACAGGTGTGTTTGATGTCGTTAACGATACATCACCTCAACTTGCAGGTAACTTAGAACTTCTTAATAATAATATTATAGGTCCAGGTGATTTAATTGCCATTGACAGTATCAGCACAACAGCATTAGACACTGATACACTGTTGGTTAATACAACGTCGACTTTTACGGGAAATGCACAATTTAATGGAGTTCTTACTGCCGCTAACGGAATAATTGTTCCTGGTGGACAAACACTACAAGGAACTGTGAATGGAAACTTCCAGGGTTCTTTTAGTGGTGCGGTAAATTTAAATCAACAAACACTTAGTGGTGGAGCAAGAATAGAAATTGATGCGTCACTAACAAATCAATCTACACCAAATGTTGTTGGATCACCTGCAGGCTTATCATATAGAGATTATACTTTAGGAATACCACCTCTTACAATTCAAACAAATGAAAACAGACCAGTTGAATTTATTTCAAGAGGACAGGTAGACAGCATTCCTCAGGTACCATTGGTTATTGAACATGTGGTTGACACTGTTAATTTTCCTGTAACTCAATATAATAATGGTGCAGGTAGTGGTATTCAGTTTGCGATTGATTCGACCAACCCGGCACAGGATAGAAGATTATTAGGATCTTTGAGTGCTATTAAAGTTTCAGATCCTCTAAATGCTGTTGTTATTACTCCGTATGATCCGGCACAGGGTTTTGCAACACCACCTAAATTTATTTTTCAAAGTGATGGATTTGTTCAAATCGATGATATCGGTATTGACGGTGGCAGTGCTACAATAAGCACACTGGTTTCAAATAAAAATTTAAAATTAGATTCTTCCGGAACAGGTACCGTTGATTTCTACGGAGCATATCAGTTTCCAAGAACAATTGGTAACGCAGGTGAAGTACTAACTGTTCCACTTTCAGGCACAATATTAGAATGGGGTGCCGGTGGTGGCGGTGGTGGTGGTAGTTCTACGTTTGTAGGACTTTCAGATACACCAGCATCATATGCAGGTAGTGCCGCTGATGCATTAAAATTTGTTAGAGTTGCGGCAAGTGGTACAGCATTAGAATTTGTAACACTAACAAGTGTTGTTGATAGCACATACATTGATACCAACGGTGGCTTGCTAAAAGCAGGTGGCACAATGACCGGTGATATCAACCTAGGAACAAATAATATTACAAACGGTAATGCTATTAGTGCAACTACATTTAATGGTACACTCAATGGTGATGTAACAGGTGCAACAAACGTTACAACAACTAATTTAAATGTAAGTGCGATTGACACAACAGACTCAAGTGAAATTACAGTAACACCAGGTGTTAAATTAGAAAGTTACTTAACAGTAGAAAGCAGTGTTAACGTATTAGATACAACAACTACTAAGAATTTAAGTGTTACAAATGATGCTACAATTACAGGCAATGCAAATGTAAACGGAACACTAACAGCAGATAATTTCCAACTAAGTGGAAGTGGTGCTCCTTCATTTAGTTCAGGTAGTGATATTAACTTTACAGCAGTTGGACAATTAAGCACAAATGCTTCACTAGTTCCTACAGTTGACAACAGTATTACATTAGGAACAAGCAGTTTCAAATGGTCTAATGTTTATGCTACAACATTTACTGGAAATTTAACAGGCAATGTTACTGGTAATGCAAATGGTGATCATACAGGAACATTTAATGGAACCGTTGGTGGTGTTACTCCTGGTATTATTACAGGAACTGTAATAACTGCAAATACAAACTTTGCAGGTCCGCTTACAGGTGATGTAACTGGTAACCTATCAGGCACAAGTATCGATGTAAATTATGCTGATATTGGAAATGTTAGAATTGAATCAAACAGCATCGAAACTGCCAACTCAAATGAAAATTTAAGAATTGCATCATTAGGTACAGGTGTAATTGAACTAGACGGTAAAGTTAACTTTGCTGGTACTACTGCATATTCAGGAAATGAAGATATTACAGTTTCTGGTACAGCAACTCCGGTAACCTTAAGTGTTTCAAATAATATTAGTTTTATTACAACAAGCAACTGGACTGCCGTAGGTGCTGATTTTGCATATGCCAACTTAGGTGCAGGAACACAGGATGGTCAGATTAAAATGATCAAAATGGTAAACAGAGGCCAGTTCAGCACAAATGGTGGTGCCACATTTACTGATAGATATTTGGTAGTTAACTTAACAATCAACGGTGCTGTTAGTACGTTGAATGTTTCACAAAATTCGGAATACGGTGCTGTGACACTGGTATGGCATAACAGCAGTTGGTGGATACTAAGTCAGTTTGATAGTTAAGGTAAATACTGGTAAGAGGATTATAAATGGCTAAACCAGTATGGAACACAACAGCAGGTAGTTTAGGAACTATTCAAGAAAGAACAACACAATCTTTCACCCTTTCGGCTACTGATGCTACATCATTTTCGATAATAAGCGGATCTCTTCCGGGAGGTTTACGTCTGTCAAACAATAATATTGTTGGTACTCCTTTTGAAGTTGCTGATACTACAACATCACAATTTGTTATTAGAGCAAGCAACAGCGAAGGTAGCATTGATAGAACATTTACACTAACAGTTGAAGGTGAAGATGCTCCGTTTTGGTTAACACCAGAAGGAACATTGCCTGTTGGTCCACAAGGCGAATACTTTATTCTTAATAGAAGTGTTGTTGATTATCAACTAAGTGCAGATGATACAGATTTAGTTGCAGGAGACAAATTAGAATTTTATCTAGATGATTTATTTGGAGAACTGCCTCCAGGACTAACAATAGATGTTAATGGTAGAATAACAGGAATTATCGATGCCGAACTTACAGTAGACTACAAAGCATCGAGTACAAATTATGATAGACAACAGTTTGATTTATTTCCATACGATTATGGCGGAGGCGACGACGGAAGTGGTGCACCTAAATATCTAAACAGATACTATGAATTTTTTGTAACAGTTTCAGATGGTGTTACAAGAGCAAGAAGACGCTTTAGAATTTTTGTTGTAAACGAACAAAACTTTAGATCAGATACATTAAGTATTAGTGCTGATACAGAAACATTTATTTCAAGTGCTACATATCTACGAGCACCTATTTGGTTAACAACGGGTAATTTAGGTATTAAACGTGCAAACAATTATGTTACTATTCCTTTAGAAGTGTATGACCCTAATAAATTTAGCGGAACTGTTACATATAGATTAATTAATAATGCCGACTCAACAGCAAGTGTACTACCAGAAGGTATGTCAATAGATTCAACCAATGGTGTACTATTTGGAAAAGTTCCTTACCAACCTGCTGTTACACAATCTTATACATTTACAGTTAGGGTTGAAAGAGATGATCCTAATTCTGCAGAAAGTGTTGTTAACGACAGACAATTTATTTTAAAGATACAAGGTGAAGTTGATAGTACAATTACATTTACAAGTCCTCAACTATTAGGAATTCTTTCACCCAACCAAGCATCAACATTGCAAATTTATGCTAAAACAATTTTAACAAATGCAGACATACGTTATGCAAAAATAGCAGGAGTATTACCTCCGGGACTAATTCTTGCTGGTGGTGGAGAATTAATTGGTAAAGTTAATCAATTTGAAACTTCCGCGGGAGCCGCTGATGGATTATTAACAATTGATCTATCTAACTTTGGACTAAACAGTTTTATTTTAGATGGTGGAACAACTACCATTGACAGAGAATTCCGTTTTACAGTACAAGCAAGAGATTACTATCAACAAAGTGCTGTAGAAAAAGAATTTAGAATTGCTGTTACAGCAGATACAATTACACAATATAGTAACATATATTTGCAACCATTATTACCTAAAATAAAGCGTCAATACTATTATGATTTTATAACAGATAACAAAATTTTTCCTGAAAATATTTTATATAGATCGAATGACCCTGAATTTGGAACACAAAACACAATCAAAATGTTATTACAGCATGGTATTGAAACTTTAAAAATAGAAGAATATGTTCCTGCGTTAGCCACAAATTTTCACAGAAAAACATTCCGTTTTGGTGATCTTAAAATTGCAACAGCAAGCGATTCAGACAATAATGTAATATACGAAATAGTCTATATTGATTTATTGGATGAATTCGAAAATGCTAAAGGTAGTGTAAACAGCAGAGTTAATATTACAAATGCAAACATACCAATCAGCGTTGATCAGGATTCTTATAAGGTCAGTACAAATAAGATCACCATAGATCAGTTGTTAAAGAAATTCTTATATCCAAACTCAGTATCAAATATGCAGGAAAAGTTGAAAGAGATTTTTCCACGTGGTGATAGCACAATCATAAATATTAATGAGAAGTTTTTACCACTGTGGATGAGTAGCACACAGGAATTAACTGGTACAGCATTAGGATACACTAAAGCGGTGCCTATTGCATATGTGAAGCCTGGTTTTGGTGCACAAATACTTGAAAATATTCAGGACAGTGGTTTTGACTTCAAAAATATCGAGTTTGAAATCGATAGATTAATAATAGACAGTGTTGAAGGCCAATTTGGCGATAAATACATTGCGTTTCCAAAAAGGAAGGTAACATAATATGGCAACAAGTAATGATATTAACACAGGTAGCATAGATACAGCATATCCTGTAGCGGGTCAAGATAACGACTCACAAGGTTTTAGAGATAACTTCTCTAATATTAAACAAGCAATTGATAACGCAAAAAGTGCGATTGCTGGAATAGAAACTACAGCACCAACAACACAAGGTGCTAACGATTTTAACGATAACGTAATATCTAAATCTATATTTAGAGATACCGCTTGGAGTGCACCAAGTGCTGAAACAATCGCAGGGGAAACCAATGTCGATTATCAATCAGGACATTATCGTAGATTAATTTTAACTACAGAAAAATCAGATACAAATACAATAGTTGTTACCAACTGGGCACCTGCAGAAGGATTAGGCCATATGATCCTCGAAGTAAGATCCAATAACACCAACCAAAAGTTTTTAAACTTTTCTACACCTTCTGGAAACATCCTAACAGATAGTGCTAACTTAGACTTATCAAGTGACTTTGATATGACTGATGCTAATGCAAAATACATTTTTGAAATTTGGAGTCCTGATCAGGGTGCTAATATCTTTGTTTATTACAAAGGTAAGTTTAATTAATAGGTTATGTATAATCCGCTAGTAAAAGATCCGTCTAGCCTTACCGACGACGAACTACAACAAAAGATATCTCTCTTGCAAAAAAAATATGTTACTGCAAGTAGATTTTCTAGTCAGAGTGTAGTCATTCAGTTGCAACAATCAATAACTATGTATGTTGACGAACAAAGAAAAAGAAGTAGAGAAAAACTTCGTCAGCAAATGCAACAAAACAAAGAAGATGGTAAGGACTTAGGTGATCTAATAAATGTTCAATAAAGATAATAAAGACAACGAAGACGTTTTAAACTTTTTTAGTTGGAATACAAGTTTCGATTCAATAGTACTAATTGATGATGTTGTTTATCCAAACAACTACAATCTAAGTGTAAGTTTTATTCCAAAAAGCAGTAACATTAAAATGCAAAATGTTGGCTTTGAAAGAATAAAATACTTGCTCAATCGACTGTGCGAAAACGCAGTAATTTTTAATCCCAACGATAAAACACAAAAGACATGGTTCATGATGCCTGTTAATAAGATTCTGTTACCAGGTTCGCCATATGATCAACTACTTGGTGCTTGTTTATACAGAAAAATACAAAGTATTGCTGGTGAATTCTTCCATTTTGGACATTTATCGGTTGACAGCAAACTGGGAGATCGTGTAAAATACACAGTAGATAATGAGAGTTTTGAAAACAAACAACTTGAAGTTAAGGACTGGGTTGATAACATTAACCCATGGTGGAATAGAAATGATACTGCAACATTCGATCAACGAATTAATGCTAACGAAATTTGGCAAGGCGCAACATCTTGGAAAGATTTAGGATATGACACAGAAAGCACAACAACTAAATCATTTAAGCCAACAGTTATCGACGGTGGTAGAGAAAAATAATCTAGGCCAATCTGTTCTATCAGAAAACAACATCATAGAACTTCTATATCAAAACAAATCAAATAATATTAACAAATGTGTTATACCAAACGAAAAGTTTGCACAAAACTACAACAATCAAATCAACACAAACAAAGATCCATTTGAATTATTAACTATTGAAGATAGTGATTTAATAGGACAGGACTTGTTTGATCAAAACAATAGGTTAAATTGGTTTATGCCTGTAGAGTATAAACAATTCGATATTGAAGATTATGTATTCAGTTTGGCTGAAACTCCTGAACAAAAACGCAGAGTTGAGCAAGAATTAAATTTATACAAATCACATGCTATGATGGACGTTTTACAATTCCTTAAATACATGGTAGATACACTTAGAAAAAACAACATCGTATGGGGTGTTGGACGTGGGTCAAGTGTAGCAAGTTACGTATTATATTTGTTGGGTGTACATAAAGTAGATTCGATCAAATATAATCTAGATCCCACAGAATTCTTGAGATAATTACTCATACAAAGGAGAATATAATATGGGAAGAACATACAGAACAATGCAAGGCAAAACAATTGATATGGATAAATTGCGTAGCCAAAATGAACTCACTCCAGCAGTTGGTAATATGAAAGTCAATGCTAGAGGTGACGAAATCGGCCCCGGAGGAAAGATACTTCGTACACGTGAACAAATTGTTAGCACGTACTACGATAATAATCCAAAAGCAACACCTGATGCTGATGCACCAGAAAAGGTTGTTCCAACTCAAACTAAAACACAAAATCCACCTTCACAAACAATGAGAATTGAAGATACACCTGTTAGTGAAGTTGTACAAGAAGTACAAGCACCTGCTGAAGAAATTGTAAAAACACAAGAAGCACCTGCTGAAGAAGAAGTTTTAGATAAGGGCATTGAAGCGGTTAAAAAAGCAAGATCACGCAGACGTGGTATTGCAGATGCAACTGGGGAATAAGAAATGATGGATGCTAAAAAGATGATGGGCGGACCTACGGGTCTTAAAATGAGAGTTAAAGGAAAAGTAACTCCCATTCACGACGATGTCCTTGGATATAATATGCACTTTGGTGAACAAAAAACCAGAGGCGGTATTATTATTGCTAATGATGACGGTAAATCACATGGCATCTATCCTCGCTGGTGTCAAGTATATGCAAAGGGACACGAAAACAAAGAAGAATATAATGTCGGAGATTGGATACTTGTATCACATGGTCGCTGGAGTAGAAGTTTTATATTAGAACAAGAAGATGGAACACAAATCGAACTTAGAAAGATTGATATAAAAGAAATTCTAGCAGTATCAGACGAAAAGCCAAATGATATAATGATTGGTGAAGAAATAGATACTTCACCCGATAAAGCAAAGGCCGAAGACTTTGGCGCAAGATAAAAAAAGACATAGGAGTATAAATTGTCAGTAGATCTAAACAAATATAAAGACTTTGTCGAAAAGGTTACTTCAGAAGAATCCAACGACAATAATCGCCTATACGGACGTATGGGTTACTTAAATGGAGATGGGCATGGATGTCCGGTTAATATTGCATTACTTGTCACAGGAGGCATTGGTCTTTCATCAGAAACAGGAGAACTTAATGAAATTATTAAAAAAGTTTTATTCCAAGGTAAACCATGGGATAGTGACACAAAGTTCCATCTTAAACGAGAACTTGGCGATATTCTTTGGTACTGGGTTAATACTTGTAGAGCGTTGGATTTAGATCCTAACGAAGTCGTAGCAGAAAATGTTAACAAACTCAAAGCAAGATATCCAGGTGGAGAGTTTGATGTATATTATTCAGAGAATCGCAAAGACGGCGATCTCTAATGTTAAAAAAAATTCTTGTAGATGTAGACGGTGTTCTACTAGATTGGGAACCCGCATTTGATGCGTGGATGTCACAAAAAGGATTTAAGGTAAAACAAGCAGGTGTATATGATCAATATATACGCTACGGATTTCAAACTAAAAATCAATGTAATGAATTAGTAAAACAGTTCAATGAAAGTGCATGGATGGGTTTCTTAAAACCTTTGCGTGACAGTGTTGAATATGTTCATAAACTAAAAGCACAAGGCTATCACTTTGAAGCAATTACAAGCCTAAGCACAGATCATTGGGCAAAAGAACTACGCACAATGAATCTAGAACGTTGGTTTGGTCGCGGTACATTTTATCGTGTGCAGTGTTTAGACACAGGTGCTGATAAAGACGAAGTGCTAAAACAATTTGAACCCGGACATTGGTGGATTGAAGATAAACCTGCCAACGCAGAAGCAGGACTAGGTGCCGGACATAAACCTATTCTAGTTTCACATTCATGGAATAGTGATTACGAACACCCGGAAGTTGTACGAGCAAACAACTGGCAAGAAATTTATAATATTGTAACATCTTGTTAAATAGTTTTAGTTTTAAAAGAGGTGATTGATTGGACTATATCACACTATGGATGGCGATAGGTTTTTTATTAGCGGCCTATTCAGTTATCGCAAATGATTCAGTACAAACTCTTGGTACTTGGATTGCTTCAAACAACGAAAGATTCAATTGGAAAATTATGTGGGGCTGTGCTTCAGCAGTTCTGCTTTACACCCTGTGGTATGGCTGGACAGTAAATGGTGGAGACATCAGTTACGGCAGACTCAACAAAATACCATTCCAGGAAATACAATGGTACCATGCCGCGGCGCCGGGACTGTTATTATTACTTACAAGGATAGGCGTACCAGTTAGTACAAGTTTCTTAGTACTAAGTGCGTTTGCTTCTACCTTTGTGTTAGAAAAGATGTTAGTGAAATCAATTATGGGATATGCTGTGGCGGCTGTCGCGGCCTATGTGGCTTATCTACTCATCACTAGGATCGTGGATGAAAAACGTGATCCAGTCAAAGAAGAACACAAAGCGTATTGGCGTGTGGCACAATGGATAACCACAGCGTTCTTATGGTTTACTTGGTTAAGTCATGACATGGCTAACATTGCTGTGTATTTGCCAAGGAGTGTGCCATTTGATATGATGCTGATGGTAAGTGCTGTGTTTGTGATTGGTCTTGCGTTTATGTTCCGTGAAGGCGGAGGCAAGATACAAAAGATTGTGATAGAAAAACACAACACAAGATACGTAAGGTCGGCTACACTAATCGACCTTTTTTATTGGTTGGTGCTGTGGTTCTTTAAGGAACTAAATGACATACCGATGAGTACAACTTGGGTGTTTGTTGGATTGCTTTGTGGACGTGAACTTGCTATGGCAACAGTGCTGGGCAATGGCAAACTAAAAACTGTGTTTCCACTCATAGGCAAAGACTTTATCAAAATGATTGCTGGACTAATGGCATCGGTTGGTATTGTGCTTTCAATACACTACATTATTATTCCAAACGGTTTATAAATACCTGTACAATGCCAAAAAACGTATATTACACACAACGTGACTGGGACCGTGAAATAGGTTGGGGTTATGTTCCAAAAGAATATCAATATCCACATCTACGCAATACGGATGAATACAGGGTCTCCGAAACGGCAAAACACACCAATAAAACACTTGACACTGAAGACAAAGCATAGTATTATACTACTATGACTGAATTTCGTGTTGGCATATTCAATCTGATCAAGCGATTGATAGGACATAGTAGTTTGGCAAGGGCGGGTATATACACCGCGGGCCATATATTAATTGCTATGATCTGTAATAGATTAATTACGGGTGCGGATCTTGACTTGGCGGCAATTGATGCTATAATAGAACCATTAATAAACGGTTTATGGTTTTACACACTAGACAAAATATATACATCATCACAGAAGGTAAAAAATGGCTAAAGAACTATGGGTAGAAAAGTATCGTCCTAAGACGGTAAAAGATTATGTGTTTCGAGATCAAGCACAAAAAGATCAAGTAAAAAGTTGGGTCAAAGACAAAAGTATTCCACACTTGCTTTTTAGTGGTCATGCTGGTATTGGTAAGACAACACTAGCAAGGGTACTGCTAAATGAACTAGAAGTAAACGAGTATGATGTGCTAGAGATTAACGCATCGCGAACAAACAGTGTAGAAGATGTTCGTGATAAAATTGTTAACTTTGTGCAGATGATTCCATTTGGTGACTTCAAGGTAGTACTGCTAGATGAGGCTGATTACTTGAGTCCAAACGCACAGGCGGCATTGCGTGGCGTTATGGAAGAATACCATACCACAAGCAGATTTATTTTAACTTGTAACTATCCTAACAGAATTATTCCGGCTATCCACAGTCGTTGTCAAGGCTTTCATATTACAAACGTCGATCAAACAGAATTCACGGCACGTATTGCTACAATACTACTAGAAGAAGGTGTTGAACCTGATCTAGATACTCTAGATACATTTGTAAAAGCAACGTATCCAGACATGCGTAAGTGTATCAATATGTGTCAAATGAATAGTACAACAGGCAAACTACTTCCACCACAAAAAGGTGACACTGGAGAAAGTGATTACAAGGTGGACATGGTTGAACTGTTTAAAGCAGGTAAGATTACAGAAGCACGTAAACTTATTTGTAGTCAAGCAAGACCAGAGGAGATGGAAGATATCTTTCGCTGGATGTATGACAACTTGGAAGTGTTTACAAAAGATGAAGATAAACAGGATCAAGCAATATTAGTAATTAAACAAGGATTAGTAGATCATTCATTTGTCGCTGATCCAGAAATAAACATGAGTGCTACGTTAGTAAAACTAGCAAGATTAACAAAGGAGTAATATGCCAGGACCAGAAATAAATCGTAACTATGACGCTACAACAAACCCCGAAGCGGCAAGACAACGCCAAGAAGAACTAGATCAAATGATAAAAGATTTTTTAGCCAAAGGGGGCAAAATAGAACGTATTCCAACAGGCATGACCGGCGAACAATATCGTGAAATGAAAGCCGGAGAAAAAAAGAAAAAAGGACGTAAGAAAAAATAATGGATGTATACTGGTCAGTACTACCAGAAGTAAAAGGGATAATTAGGGCACAAGAACCTATAAGTGTTGCTAAGACCGTCATTGCGGATAAACGCAATCGAAATCTAGTAAGCAAAACTCCTGTTGATAACTTCGAAGACTGTCCTGCTGTTGTAAATGCACTAAAAAACTATTATGCTATTCCAAGCATTTATGATTATGAAGTACAATTTACATCTAATGGAGTAGAAGCAAAAGAACATAATCAAGATTTTTTTAACGAAGCATTTGTACTACGAAATAGAGAAGAACAGATGTTTAGTTTTAAAACGCCTTATATATTTTTTTGCGAACAAGATTTAGAAGTTTCCCAGATTCAACCTTTTATGGAAAGAAATTACATAAATGATAACTGTATGATTATTCCAGGTAAATTTAATATTAGCAAATGGTTTAGAGGCTTTGATTTTACGTGTTATCTTAAACCTAGTGCAAACGGTACATTTAAAGTAAAAGAAAAAGATGTGCTATATTATCTACAGTTTCATACAAACGAAAAGATTAACTTTAAGCATTTTCATATGAGTCGAACGCTGTTAGATTATTTTAGTATTGGTATTGATGCAAAAGAATACAAGCGTGATTATAAAAACTTAGACTATTTTTACAACCTATTTAAACAATATAATTTAAAAGGTAAAATACTTAAAGAAATAAAAAGTAACTTATAATGAAAATTAGATACTATAATAAGATAGACGGCTGGCGTTGGTTAGGATTTGTACTAGCAATGATTAGTGCCTTCTTATTAAGTGGTGGTAATCCTAATATACAATGGATGGGTTGGAGCGTTGCTGTTATGAGTTGTAGCATATGGATTTATATGGGAATAAAAGATAAAGATATGCCAAGAGCATTAATGGAATTAATGTATTTGGTTTTAGCAATTAGAGGCGTAATTAACTGGTTAGGAGGAAATAATGGCACACTTGGTTAATGATAAATGTATAATGTGTAAGCATACAACCTGCGTGGATGTATGTCCGGTGGACTGTTTTTATGAAGGTGAAAATATGTTAGTAATTAACCCCGACGAATGTATTGACTGCGGAGTATGTGTTCCTGAATGTCCTGAAGAAGCAATTTATCAGACAGACGATGCAAATGACCCATGGTATAAACACAACGAGTATTTTGCAACAACCGGCAATTGGCCTAATATTACAAATGCTAAAGATCCTATGCCTGAGTATGAAAAATTTAGTGGGCAGTCGGACAAAACTAAACTTTTCAGTAAATTACCCTATAAGGAAATTTAGTCTTCGCCGTAGATATCTAATATTTCTTTAACAGCATCATGTCGTTCAACATCTCCTATATCAAATCTGCATACGCCTATATGCTTTAAATTTGTTCTTGTTTCTACTTTATTAATAAAATCTAGCAAGCCGTTCGATTTCATTCTATCAGCCTGTTGTAGATCACCCGTAACTACCATACGACTATGCTCGCCGATACGTGTTAGCAACATCTTCATTTGACTTGGTGTTGCGTTTTGCATTTCGTCAGCAATAATGTACGATTTTTTAAATGTTCTACCACGCATAAAGGCCAGTGGAGATATTTCAATCACCCCCTCTTGTATCATACCGCTGATTTCCTTTTGATAGTAGTACTCTGCAAATACATCAAAAATCGGTTTAGTCCATGGTTCCATTTTTTGTTCAAGAGTTCCTGGTAAAAAGCCGTGTTGCTCATCCACGCTTACAGCGGGTCGAGTTATCACGATTTTATCCACTTCTTGTTCCTGAAACGCTTTAATAGCCATTTGAACACCTATAAGAGTCTTACCCGTTCCTGCGGGTCCAACTGCAAATGTAATGTGTGTTTTTGGGTTTTTTAGTGTTTCTAGGTAGGTCTCTTGATTAAGGTTCCTCGGAAGTACCTCAACTTGACGTCTTTTATTAGGGATTGGATTAATATATGTAATATTACCCATTTGTGAACGCTCCCTATTGCGTTCTTTACGCTTTGCTCTCGACAATTCGTCCTCCTTTAATATATTGAAGTCCTTTGTCCGACTGCAATAGTATTTAATAGAGAATCTTAATCATTAACTAATACGTTTATTTTTTGATCATTCTTGTTTTGCGATAAATAAAAGTGGAGAAGACAATATGTACGATATAGTAAAGATCATTGAAAACGTTAAAACAATATACGAATCTAATACACATATGCGTGTTTTAAAGGATTTTGAGCGTGTTTTAGACGAATTAGATATGTATGTGTTTGAGAACTGGAGTGAAGGAGAACTAATATCCGGACCTAATGTCAAAAGACATACTGTAGAATGTGCTTTTATGTGGCCTAGAGATAAAATGCCTAATCCACAAGCAGGACGTAGATTATTAGATTACGACTGCAAAGTAACATATAAAAAAGATTATTACGTACAACCTCGAAAAATTGAATCTCCAGACGATTATCGACCTGGTACTAAAAAAGGTAAACTAGATCAACTACCAATATGGGTAGTGAATATTTCAATGCCAAAGCAATTAATGTTTGATATGTATAAAGGTTACATGAGAAATGTTGACGAATATGTAATGGCTCAATTAGAAACAACAAATACCCAACCAGAGATTGTACCAGATACCGAAACAGATATAGATACAGGGATGGCAGATGAGTCTACAACCTAATGATTTAAAAGATTTCGTTAACGAAATTTTCACCATCGACTCATACAAATCAAAAATGGGTCAAGACAAAGAAATTGCAGTGCTTGCTTTTGAAGTTAAATCACAAGAACCGGCAAAAGACCTAATGAACTTTATTGAAAAAGGTTATGAATTTGTTTTAGATGCTGATGTAAGCACAGGTGAAAATCGTAAAGGAAAATATAATGTGTTTGTTGAAATTGAAAGAGACAGACATTTACCAACACGTATTGGTGACTTGCTAGAAGAAGTTTCCAAATTAACAGGCATAAATGATTGGAAATATAGATACTATAAAAATGTTGAAAGTAAACCTTTTAGCATTGCAGAGGCAGAAAATGATATCCCATTAAATAGCAATGATTATGAAAGCATGATTAACGAATATAATCAAGTAGAATTAAATCGTTTCTTTAACAAAGGTGTTACTGAACAAAAATATGTTAAAGAAAATGTTATAGAATTTGGAAGACATGCATCTGGAAAGGTAAGAATGGAAGTGGTAGACGAAGGAAATACCGCTGATATGATTGCCAAATATACAGGTGCTATTCAATTAGATGAAACATCTATGTCAGAAGTATTGTTCCTAACAAAGTTCTTAGGTAACTATAATATACAGAAAATTGAAGACCACTTGTTCTTTACCAATGGTACAAGAACTAAAGTTATGAAAAGGATATAATATGGCAAGCGAAAACTATCAAAAATGTTTAGACACAATCTTACACCACGAAGGTGGTTATGTAAATCACCCTAAGGATCCGGGTGGCGAAACTAACTTGGGAGTTACCAAGAGAGTTTACGAAGAGTGGGGTGGAACAAAAGACATGAAAGACCTAACGGTTGAAGATGTTGCTCCAATCTATAAAAAGAACTATTGGGATCGTGTAAAAGGTGATGACCTACCAGCAGGTTTAGATTTGTGTGTATTCGATTTTGGTGTTAATGCAGGAACAGGCCGTTCAGCAAAATATTTGCAAACAATGATCGGTACCACACCAGATGGAGGCATTGGTCCTAACACATTAAAGGCATTAAATGCATACGTCGAAGATAATGGTATTGAACATGCTATTAAACAATTTCAATCAGCACGTCAAGGGTATTATGAATCACTAAGTACTTTTGATACGTTTGGTAAGGGATGGACTCGAAGAGTTAACGAAACTACTGAACTTGCTTTACAGATGGTATGATCCCAGTCTGCCAAAATTGCGGAAGAAGTCACGAAGGTAAATTAGTAGAAACGTTTACCGACGGTGATAACAAACCAATTGAAATTATTGTTTGTGAACAAGCAAGATACAAAACTGAAAGTGCATTAGAAAAATTTTGGAGGCATTATGTTTAGTTCAATCAGAATAGCAATAATACTTGTAATAATTGGCGCGGCAGGCGGAGGATTCTTGTATGTTAAAAAACTACAAAGCGATCTCGAAACTGCCAGAGCAAATGTAGCAAAAATGGAAGTTGCTCTTGAAACTAGTGAACAATCACTAAAACTTGAAAGAGCAGAATCTGTAAGACTAGGTGAACTGAATCAAGCACTATCTGCTGACTTACAAAAAGCAGAAAAGTATGGAGACGAACTCCGTGCTACTTTACAGAAACATAACTTAACGCACTTGGCTAATAAAAAGCCAGGTTTAATTGAAAAGAGGATGCAAGATGCGACTAATAAACTATGGGATGATCTTGAGTCTATCACTGGCCCTAATATTAACAACGGGGTGCAGTCTACTCAGACCGGAACCAAAGATAGTAACAGTAACTAATACAGTAAAAACAACTGTACCAATTGTTGCTCACCCTAAACAGGTTCAATTGAACGATGTTAAGATCTATGTGGTTTCAAAAGAGAATTACGAAGAATTTGTTAAGGAGTTTGAAGCCAAGAACGGAGCCGATGCGTATATTGCTATCTCTGTAAAGGATTATGAAAATCTTTCCTTGAATTTTGCTGAACTACGTAGATATATTGAACAGCAAAAACAAATTATCGTTTATTACGAAAACGCTGTTAAGCCAGAAGAAACCTCAAAATAATAATAAATACTCACATAATAGGAGCGTGAATTATGTGGGAAATGATACAAAATATGGCTAGCGATAGACTGTGGATTTACACAGGTATTGTTGGTTCATTATTTGGTGCCGCATTTTTGTTTTGGTTCAAAGATACAAAAATGGCAATATGGGCAGTAGGTAAGTTTGATCGCACACTAGAATATCTAGCAATACGTTGGGGTTGGACTTGGTTACAAAACGACCCAAACGCATGGCGTACAAAGTATCCCAAGATAACATCCAAAATCGACGAGTTAGAGACTCGTATTAAAAATTTAGAGGGTAAAAAATAATGGCTGAAGATAAAATTGTAGTACCAGCAGATCAAAATACTGCTTCAAAAAAAGTGTCAGTTGAACTAGAAGTTGACACAAGCGTAAAAGACCTCGGTCCAAATCCATATGCGAGATTAATACATTTGGCTCGTGCTGTCGATAGTTGGAGAATTTTTCCAAGAGTATTCATCACAACATACATTATTTTGTTATACAAGGTTGTAGTTTGGTATATGGAACTGCCAAATCCTACTATGGAACAATCAGGACTTGTTAGTATCGTAGTTGGTGCTGGTGCGGCATGGTTTGGTTTATATACTGGTTCGAGTAAGAAGATCGACAAATAGAATTTGACAGATACCTAATTCTGTTGTATAATTAACAGTATGAACTACTATGACGTTTTAGGCATATCTCGTGACGCTTCACAAAAGGACATTAAAACCGCCTTTCGAAAACTGGCGGCAAAACATCATCCTGACAAAGGTGGTGACCATCAAAAATTTGTTGAGATAAAAGAAGCATACGAAACCTTAAACGATCCAAAGAAAAGATCATACTACGACAATTATGGGCAAAACAATGCCGGTGGTACAGGTTTTGACTTTAGAAACGGAGAAGAGTTTGGAACTCCATTTGGTAGAGGGTTTGATGATATTATGGCTGATATGTTTGGCAGTCATGGAAACTTTTCAGATATATTTGGCAGAAGAACTTCACAACGAAACAAGACATTAAATCTAAACTATACATTAACATTAGAAGAAGCATACGAAGGCAAAGCCTTAATGCTTGAAATTCCATTACCTAGTGGCAAAAAACAAACAATAGATACACAAATTCCTGCAGGAATAGAAGATGGAATGACTATTAGACTTAGTGGATTAGGAGACGATAGTATTAGAAATATACCCTCTGGTGATATAATGATCACTTGTAAAGTACAAAAGCATCCAATATTTAAAAGAGACGGTTGTGATTTGTATCAAGATGTTACTGTTTCAGTTTATGATTTAATACTAGGTAATAAAGTAGAAATCCAAACCCTTAGTAAAAATTTTATATTAAACATTCCAGCAGGGACACAACCAGGAACCACGTTTAGTATGAAAGGTCACGGTATGCCAATCGTAAATGCCCATGGGATGGGAACAATGTATGTAACTATTAAAGGAAAGGTTCCTAAAGACATAAATGAGCATCATAAAGACCTAATCGAGCGAGCGAGAATCTTGACAAACACTAGAAAGGATGTATAAGTATATAATATGTTAGAAATAGTAAAATACCCAGCAGAAATATTAGACAAGGCAATGCCGCGATTTGATTTTGAAAATCCAATCATGGATCCGAAAGAACTTAAAGAAAAAATGCTCGAGGCACAATTTGCAGGCAATGGCGTAGGACTTAGTGCTTGTCAGGTTGGTATTGAAACAGCCGCTTTTACGATGGGCTCATTTCAATACAAGGATAAAGCACAAATTTTTATTAACCCTACTATATTAGATGCTAGTAAAGATACAATACTCGATTGGGAAGGCTGTTTAAGTTTTCCTGGAGTCTTTGTAAAAATTAATAGACCTAGTTGGATTGTTGCAGAATTTTTTGATGAAAACGGTGAGAAACAAGTAGGAAAAATTGAAGGTTACGATGCACGTTGTTACTTGCACGAATCAGATCATTTAAATGGTATCACTTATAAAGATCGTGTTTCAAAAATGAAATGGGATATGGCTGTTAAGCGAGCACATAAACAAAATAAAAAAGGACTTGTATATGCTTGAACCAAATGAACAACTAGAAGGTATTTTTGAAGAAGCAATCAAGCAGGCAACAACTGCTAAACACGAATATGTTACCATTGAACACTTTGCAATGGCTCTAGTCCAGGAAGAACAATTTGCAAAAACCTTGGAAGAATTTGGTGTTGATTTAACTGCTATCAAAAAAGATCTTACACAATATATTGGAGACAAATTACAAGATATTATTGTTCCTAATTTAAGAGGTCGTCCTAAAAAAACACAAGCACTAGAACGTATGCTTAATAGAGCATTTACGCAAACACTGTTTAGTGGTCGTACTACAATTGAACCAACAGATGTTTTCCTTTCATTGTTAAAAGAGAAAAAATCTTTTGCGGCATTTTGTATGCGTAAACACGGAATCGATTCAGAAAAGTTTAGTAATTTTATTGAGGCAGAACAAATAGTGGGTGAAGCGGCTAGTGAAAATTATAACGCAAGTCAATTAGAAAAAATTATTTCAGCATTTTGTAGTAACCTTTCCGTTAAGGCAAAACGTGGCAAGATTGATCCAGTGATTGGTCGTGCTAACGAAATTGAAGAAACTGTGCTTATCCTTGCACGTAGACAAAAAGCAAATGTAATGTTGGTTGGTGATCCTGGCGTAGGTAAAACTGCTATCGCTGAAGGACTTGCGGTTGAAATCGCAAATGATAATGTGCCAGAGTTTATTAAGGGTAGTACAGTTTATTCATTAGACATTGGTGCTCTAGTAGCAGGTAGCAAATATAGAGGTGACTTTGAAGAACGTCTTAAAATGGTTATCCATGCACTAGAGAAAAAAGAAAAAGCAATTTTATTCATTGACGAGGCACACATGATGAATGGTGCTGGTGCTGGTGGCAGTGGTCAATCAAATGATATGGCTAATATGTTAAAACCTGCACTAGGTAAAGGTACTATCAAAGTTGTTGCATCAACTACTTGGGAAGAATATCGTAAACACTTTGAAAAGGATCGTGCATTAATGAGACGTTTCCAACGTGTAACTGTAGACGAACCGACACCAGAAGTAACAATAGATATTCTACACGGACTTAAAAAATACTATGAAGCACATCATGGTATCACTATTACTGACAAAGCAATTGAAGGTGCTGTAAAGTACAGTGAAAAATATATGGCAGATAAAAAATTGCCAGATAAAGCAATTGATATTATCGATCGTGCTGGTGCTAGATTTAAAGTTAAAGACGAGAAAAACGGCATCGTAGATCACGATCAGGTAGTGTTTGAAGTTAGTAAAATGACTAACTTACCACTAGAACAAATTGCGGCCAAAGAAACAGAAACACTTAAAGATTTAGAAGGTGGTATGAAAACTCGTGTATTTGGTCAAGACGAAGCGATAAACAATTTGCTTGATAAGATCTTTATTGCACAAGCAGGACTTAAATCACTTAATAAGCCTGTTGGTTCGTTCTTATTTGTAGGACCTACTGGTTGTGGTAAAACAGAAACAGCAAAAGTCTTATCACAAGAAATGGGTGTAGAACTTGTACGTTTTGATATGAGTGAATTCCAAGAAAAGCACTCAGTTGCTAAATTTATTGGTGCACCTCCAGGATATGTAGGATTTGAAGAAGATGCAGGACAACTAATTACTAAGTTGCAAGAACATCCTAACTGTATTCTGTTGTTAGACGAAATCGAAAAAGCACATAGAGATGTTTCAAATGTTCTATTAGGATTAATGGATAACGGATTTGTTACAGGATCAAACGGTAAAAAAGCAGATGCTCGTAATGCTATTGTTATTATGACATCAAATCTTGGTGCTAGAGAAATGGAAGCAAATGCTATAGGATTCGGTGATATGGAGAGAAACGGCGAAGATGATACAGCAGTAAGTAACTTCTTTGCACCTGAATTCCGAAATAGATTAGATGGTATTATTAAGTTTGATAAACTTGAAAAATCTACTATGTTGTTAATTGTAGACAAATTTGTTAAAGAAGTTAACGACATGATTGCAGATAAAGGTATATTAATTGAACTTACTGATAAGGTTAAACAGTTTTTAGTTAAAACAGGATTCAACAGGAAAATGGGTGCAAGACCATTGCAAAGGGTAATTGATGACAAAATTAAAAAACCTATGTCACGAGAAGTACTATTTGGTAAACTCGTTAATGGTGGTCATGTAACTGTTGATCTAGACGGCGAGGAAATTAAGTTAGACATAAAAGAATTTATGCCAGCAGAGAAGGATGCCGAAGTTGAAGATGCAACACACGAGTAAACTGTTTTTTAAAAAATACAAATATAAAGCAGTCGTTACAACACCACAAACTAGTTTTATTAGATACGCAAGCAAAAAAGATATAGAAAGTCTTTTTCAAGCAGAATCCAGAGAAAGATGGAGTGGCATAACCAGTCCACTTAGTTATGGTTATGGTCATTTTAGTATGGGCAGTTTGCATGATTACAAAGACAAACAGCATAAACGTGTGTGGGATAATAGATTTACATTGTATAAACTGTTTAACTGGATACAAGAAAACTACAACACAGAACAACATAAAATACGCAATGAAGGGGATAAACTAGCATTGTTTACTAACGATAAAGCAATGTGGGAAAACTTCTGCGGAACATTTAAAGATTTTATATCAGAAATTGTTTGGCCTAAAAATGATGAATATGCTAGATATTTTGACCAATATCCAAACAATATTATTTGTCAACGTTTGCCCTATAACAAATATAGATATAAAATTAATTTAAAAGGGCACGTTGTTAAACAAGAAGGATTTGGAGACTGGATTAAAAACTACAAAGGCGAACTTAAGGCTTCAGACAATTTGATAAAAGGCATAAAACGGGGATATTACTATTCAGATGGTAAATTTTTATACTCGACAAATTCAGAAATGATGCTATTATTACAATTATACTTAGGCGAAACAATTAAAAACATACAAGAATATATCACGGAGGAAGAACTAGATGAACAACTTAAAACTGCTTAAAGAAATGATTAAACGAAATATCGTTAAACAAGGAACAGTAATTAATGCTACGGTAAGAGCAAATGGTATCGGAGGGCAGGTTGTTGAAGTTCCGAAAAACGTAGGTGTTACCATTGCAAACGAAGACGGAATCATTGCATGGGAACGTGATTATGCTGGCAGAGATCACGAATATAAAGTAAGATTAAGCGATGTACACAACATCGAAGGCATGGATATTGCTAGAATGGCAAAAGCCTATAAAATTAAAATAACATAAATAACAGTATGCCAGCGAACAGTACAACATTACAATTTATAGATCAAGACGGTACAGCAATCACGCCTGTAGCACAAACGCCTGAAGCGGATAGCACACAAACTGTGCTAACCACAGATAAAGTAAAAGGCGATGGTTACTACAAAGGCGGAGACGGCTTACATACCGTACATTATTCTATTACAGATTTTTCAGGAACCATCAAAATGCAGGCTTCGTTAGCCACTTCGCCTGCGTCAGCAGATTGGTTTGATATCGCTGGAACAACTTATACAACAAGTCCAGATACAGATACAGACTTTGTTGCTAATTTTACAGGCAACTTTGTTTGGTTAAGAGCAGTAGCAACATATACGAACGGACGTATTAATTCAATTAAGGTTAATTACTAATGAACGAACACTTTGTAAGAATGATTTTTAAAGAAGCACAGGCAGATAATTTTATTAAAACGTTTGCCGGTGCAGTAGCACATACTATTGATTCGCATCTAAACGAAAGCGAAGAGGGTATTGTATTTGAAAGTTATCAAACAAACGAAGGACATTATGTTTATGAAGTTGCACTTAATAACGAATTAAGTGACAAAACAGCAGAAGAAATGGCTAACACTATTGCAAAAGCCATTCCTGGTGAATACGAAATTGAAGTAAGTGGTGGTGACGACTCTAGTCGCTAACCTTTAAATAATTTACAACAGTATCTTTACAATCATAAAAACTACTATTGCTATGACGTTTAACTTTAAATGTGATAGTGTATTCTTCGCCTTCACGTAATACACCAACGGTTGGCCATTGATTAATATCTTTTTGGCTAAAGTGTGTTATCAAATCACCTTCACTAATAAAGGTATACACGTAAAAGTCTCGTGTTCGAATGTAACGTGCTTCATGTAATGTAGCACGAACTGTGCATTTTTCACCAATAGTTCCGACCCATTGTGAATCAGCAATGCCTTCAACAAAATGAATACGTTGCATTTCTGCTTCATAAAGCGAAGGTAAAGGAGCAAGGTATCCTAAATCTTTAATACCTACCGTTTCCTTACTAATAACTTTATATACATTGTTAGCAAAATCACTAGAATTGTTTGCCATGATCTTAAAAATTAAACCCTGATAGTGAGTATAGATATCCTCAACCATATCATTGCAATTTGGATCTAAACCTATTACATCACGTTCAAATGCCTGACGCATAAGATACTTGTTACCACGAACAGTAATGCATTCACTAGGACCTTCATCCGTTTCAACATACTCGTATTGATCTTCTTTGTGATACCTGCCATTTTTAATGTAGGCCTGTACCGCAAGATTGAGTGCGTCTTTGATCGGAATTTGCTTTTGGTTCATTTTGAAATCCTTATTTTCTAACTAACTGTATATATTATAGTTGGTTTTACCACTTCTGTCAACCATTTATTTTGGTAAAAATTGTTCTTGCTTTTTACAAGTATCTGTTGTATATTAATACTAAGATGTTTAAAAAAATATTTAAACTTTTTTCAAATAATAAAACAAAGGAGACTAATCATATGGCTAGAACTAAGCAATATGTTACTTACACTAGAGAATTTACAAAAGGCAACGTAAGTTCAAAAATTGGTGTATTTGTAGAACCTGCTAACTCATACATGGTAAATGGTGCAGTTAACGGTGGTGCAATTAAATTTGCTAACTTAAAAATGTCTAGACCAACTGCTACTAAAAAATTAGTAGATGCTGGTTATGATTTCAATGTGAGAGTGTTAGGAACAGGTTCTTTACAATCTTCATTAGCATTAAAAGAACAGTTAATTGATCTTTTATCAAACACAAACAAAACTGTAATCAACAACGCGGCGTAGTTTAGTATTCAGAAAGGCCCTTCGGGGCCTTTTTGGCAATCTTAATAGTCAAGAATACTTGACAAACAATCTTAGAGATAGTATTATATAAAAGTGAATGTAAGGAAATGGTCTTTACATAGTCAACTAGGAGAAAATAATGACAAACACAATTCAATCAAAGGTGCTTTCAGCACTAACTGAAGGTCAAGAATTGACTTCAAAGCAAATCAAAGCACGTTTTGGTGCTGGTAACCCTGCGGCAGTGATTCAAGCACTACGCTTTTCAGGTTACTCAATTTACCTAAACACACACAAGGATACAAAGGGTAGAACTACTCAAAAGTATCGTTTAGGTACTCCAAGCCGTAGAGTAATTGCGGCAGGTTACAAAGCACTTGCTTCAAAAGTAGCCTAATTACACACAACGATTAGACCCCTTCGGGGGTCTTTTCACTTTTCTAAAGGATGCACAATGTCACAATATAAAACTCAACTTCCAGAAAAAATTACGGTGCATTGCACAGATACAGATCGATCTGCAGAAGCATATTTGGATAGATATGTGGAAGGAAAATATATGGACATTATCCTTAATACAGTGCGTTTAAAATTGGTTAAAGAAGGCAAAGTCTATGTTGGTCATATGGCAGGTCTTGAATTTACCGCACGTGACCCCGATCTAGTACATATCAAACAGGGGCGTTAAAAGGTTAATCTATAATAAATACTCGCATAGGAGAGTTTATTATGGATTTTAGAGAACTTATTAACAAAATTGATTCAATCAATTCTGAGGCCAAAAAAGAGCCAGAAAGGCTTGCATTTGCTGACGCTATTAATCATGTAGAAGGTATAGTGTTTACACCACCAACATCGAGTGGTATTAAGCAAAGCAGTGCTAACAACAGAGATTTTAAAGGTCAAGATATCAATGATCCTAAGGTAAAACTTGCCTTATTCCAAGCAGAATTAAAAACTTCTCCAGCAAGATTGCTAGGTGAAATTGCTTCACGCATTAAACCATCAAGTGATGCCCAAATGGACCTAAGTGGTCACATTGGTGCTATGTCAGATAAAATCGCAAATGGCACAGGCATGCTAAGTGCTCTAAACAACGAAGAAAAAGAACTTGCTATTGCTGTTATCAAAAAAGCATTAAGAGGCATGACACTTGAAAGAGATCCAGATCAATCAGAATACAAAGACGATGAAGACGACAGCATGGAAAGTTCTCTTCCATGGAAAAAATACGAAACAACTGAAATCCAAGATGACAAAGTTGAAGAAGGTGATAACATCTATCACTCATGTGTAAAATCATTCAAGCATGAAAAGTTTGGTGAAGGCACAGTACTACACGGCGAGCATACACTGAGCGAGTCAGGCGAAGTATCACACTACGATGCTAAATTTGTAAGAGAAGATGGTTCACAATTTATTGTTAGAAACATTCCAGTTGCTAACATGAAAGAGTGTGTTGTTGTAGAACACGGTCATCCAAAGAAAAAGAAAAAAGTTAAAGAAGAAGAGTCAGTTGAACAAGAAGATTGGTTTCAAGGACAAACAGCAGTTACATTAAGCGGTGATGAGTTTTATGAAACATTTGGTTGGATTGGCGAAAACGATGAAAACATCGAAGAAGCAGAATACCAAGGACGCACAGTAAAACTAAACAAGCCAATGCGTGGTGATGTTAAGAAGTTTAAAGTATACGTAAAAAATCCAAAAGGTAACGTTGTTAAAGTTAACTTTGGCGATCCTGACATGAAGATTAAAAAATCAATTCCTGCTAGACGCAAAAGTTTCCGTGCTAGACATAATTGTGACACTCCAGGTCCAAAGACAAAAGCACGTTATTGGTCTTGTAAAAAGTGGTAAAATATAATGTTATTAAAAGAACTGTTTACATATGATGATGAAAATAACACGCCAAAATATGATCTAATAGATGATATTACGTTTTTCATTGACAACGACGATACCCTTCATAAAGAATACTTTCTACCAGCAGTACACGAATTAAAACGTAAAAAAGTTATCGATCGAAACAGTATCGATGAAATTGCTCCGGCATTTAAAAGTCTTGTAAAAAGAGGGTTTGAAATGTATAATGAAAAATACAAACCAACAGGAAAGACTGAACAAGTGTTTACGGAAAAATTATTATTAAGTATTGCTAGAAAACTAGCAGAAAAACATTTAGATTACATCAAGTCTGGCCATTACGATCCTAAGGAGGCTTAAATGCTACTTAACGAACTGCTAGAAGCACAACCTAAAAAGACGGCAGTTGTTGCTTGGGGCAGAATGAACCCTCCAACCATAGGACACCAAAAAGTTGTTGATACTGTAAAGCAGTACGCACAAAAGTTTTTAGGCGATCCTATTTTATTTTTAAGTAAATCACAAAAGCCTAAAACAGATCCTCTTTCATTTGCAGAAAAAGTTCACTTTGCTGGAGAAATGTTTAGTATCAAAATAGATAGAAACACTTCTGTAAAAACAATTATTCAAATGTTTCAGCAACTACAAGGACAAGGATATGATAATGTAATTCTTGTTGCTGGCAGTGACAGGGTTCAACAGTATCAAGATTTAATTGACAAATACAATAATAAACCAGATACCAAAGGCGAAATACCTTTTAAATTTGCTAACGCAAAAGTTGTAAGCAGTGGTGTGCGTGATCCTGATGAAGAAGGTGTTGCAGGCATGAGTGCTAGTAAACTCAGAGCATTTGCCGCTGATGGTGACTTTGAAAGTTTTAAACAAGGTGTTTCTGGTAACGAAACATTAGCAAAACAGATGTATAATAGAGTACGTCAAGGTATGGGGTTAGAAGTAACTGAAGTTTTTGGTTTTGCTACACGCAACGTACCACGCACAACAATTAAAAAGAAATCTCTACCACAAGAATTAAGTGTTGCAGATAAAGTTAAAGCAAGAAGAGCCGCGGCGGCAAAAGGCGATAAAGATGCATTCACAAACAAGTTTAAAAAAGAAGAAGCCGCAGGTGTTGGCATTATAACAAAACAAAATACAACCAAAGATGTTAACAAAGGCACATTGCGTAAAATGTTAAAAGGTTTTAAACTTATATAATGACGTTGGATGAACTAAAAAAATTAGCAGGTGTTAATGTAATTCGAAATGATAACGAACAGTCATTGGAAAATATTTCACATACAGCACAGGCACTAAAAGATAGAGAACGTAAACTTGGAATCAAACCTGGGGATCCAGAATGGTTTAAACTTTGGTTTAGTAGACCTTACATGACAGGTCCTGTGCAGTTTAGAGGACGCAAGAAATGAGACTATACGAATTCGAAAGCAAAGTAAAATCAGAAGTATACATCGACATGGATGGTGTTCTTGTTGATTTTTTTGACGCTTGGGCGAAATTAATGGGCGAAAAAAGTTTTCGTGATATCAAAGATATTAACAAAGGCCTACAAGCAATTCGTGACACAGATGATTTTTGGTTAAAACTAAAACCTACTCCTAATGCTGGAAAACTATTGGCTTTGGTACGTAAACTTAAAGGTAGTTACACTATCCTAAGTTCACCTTTGGCTGACGATCCTAGATCCGAACCACACAAGAGAATGTGGGTTGAAAAGTATCTCAAACAGTTTCCACCTAAGAAAGTAATCATCACCGGAAACAAAGCCAAGTATGCACAGCAAAGTGATGGTACTCCGAACATTCTTATCGACGACTTTGGTCAAAACATTGACAAATGGAATGCCGCAGGAGGCATTGGAGTCAAACATAAAGATCACAAGTTTGAAAGAACGCTACAAAGTCTAATGCAACATTTAAGCAAAGACGAAAAAGTTAAAGAAGATCAACTAAACGAAATTGCATGGGTTATTCCTGCTATTGTTGGTGCATTAAGATTAGGTGCACCTATTATAAAAAAATTAATAACTTCAAAAGGTGCTAAACAAGTTGCTAAAACAGTTGCCAGAGGTGCCGGAAAAGGTACAGAGATTGTGGTAAAAAACCCAGGTAAGGCTTTGCTCGGATATGGTGCTTACGAAACTTTCAAAACATTAGAAGCATTTATGGAATGGTTAGAACAATTAGACATTGTTGGACTAGCCAAAGAAATTGCTTTAGCACTCGGCAAAGTTGTTGTTAAGTATGGTATTCCTATTGCGGTTGTTATTGCTGTGTTGTTAGGAGGTTGGAAGTTAATTAAAACTCTTACCGGTACTGACGATCAACCGGAATCGCCGGAGGCGGGTCAAAGAGCATTTTAATATGAGAGCAGTAGAATTTCTTACAGAGAAATGGAGCAACAAATATAAACGCTCAATTAACTGCAACAATCCAAAAGGGTTTAGTCAGAAGGCGCATTGTGCTGGACGTAAGAAGAATGAAGGTGCAGAAATTACTATGTGGACCAATCCTGAGTATCAAGGTGCTGACGTTGACGACAAATATTATAAAAAACAACCTGCGAAACTAATAGACGTATCTAAACTTACACCTTTTGAGCCTGCTGACAAAATGGATGATGGGATCAGTGCCGCTAATATGGGTAAACTAGTAACAGCAATACAGGCAGGTGAAAAAATTAATCCCGTTGTTATTACAAAACACCAAGGTAAATGGTTAATCATTGACGGGCATCATAGATACTTTGCACACCTAAAAGCAGGTGCAGATAAGATACGTGTAGTAATCGCTGATCCAAAAGATTTAACTTGGCGTGATGATGTTCCAGAAAGTGTACAAGAAAACTTTGCTGATGGTAAAGTAAAAGGCAAAAGTAGACCTGGGCGTGTCAAACGTGCAGGTGCTAGTTGTAAAGGATCTGTTACAGATCTGCGTAAACGTGCTAAAAATGCTAGTGGTGAGAAGGCTAAAATGTATCATTGGTGCGCCAACATGAAAAGCGGTAGGAATAAATAACATTATGCGTATTAAAGATTTAGCAGAAGCAAAAAAACAAGAGCCAATTAAGGCACGTGATCCTAACTGGCGTGATATGGAAGCATTGCGTAAAAGCGGTGCGGCAGGTTCACATGGTGATAAAACCAAGACCATTCCACGCAAAGAAAAATACAAAAAGATTTCAATGGAAGATCAGTTTCAACAATACATGGAAGCAGACCCGGACACACTGGGTAAAATGAATGATAAAATGCGTGATGTTTTATCTAAAGTTGACACTGATGACAAAGCACAAGCACAAGCGGCCAAAGACAAAGCAGAAGCCGATCGTCAAGCAAAAGCAAAAGAATTAGGTCCACAAGCAATGGACGATTATATTACCAAACTTAAAAGACATGATTGGTCATATGATTACAGCGATGATCATAGTGTTTGGCAAAGAGGTGTTGCTGAAAGAGACGCAATTAGAAATTTACAAAAAGTTATTGACCCGGATTTTGAAGTGTACAACAAATATGCTCCAGATGGTTACAAAGTTAAGGTAAACAGAGAGTCAACACAAGAACAAGCATCAAAAAAACAAATTGATAAGTTTCATAAAAAATTAGATAAACTGGTTCACAAGTCTTTTGGACATTCGTCGGACGAAAAGAAAAAAGAATCAAGTGACATTTTTAAAGCACTACAAACAATTGACGAAACAGCAACAGCAGGTTCTACAAGTGCAGGAAATATAGCAACAGTGGTAAGTCCGCATATTGCTATAGGTGATAAAAAGACACGTAAAAAATATGGACTTATGGGAGGATTACCAAATCCACCAAAAGCCAAAGCACAAAAACCAACAGACAATGCACTGGACATGAAGGGTACTTCTATTTTCGGTGGTACCTTAAAAAGGAGTTAATATGATTAAAGAAGACAAATATGATGAACCAGCAAGCAGTTACGAAGCAGAAATGCTGGACAATCAAATTGCTTTTATCAAATATGCCGCTGACGAAATTAAAGATCACGTACACAAAGGTGGCGTGTTTCCAGAATGGTTCCAGAACAAATTTAGTGGTGTACACGAACAATTAAAAACACTTCACGCATACATGGAAGGTGAGCGTCAACAAGAAGCAGAACGCAAACGCATGATGAGCATGAAGGATATGAAAGATGATTATTTTGAATCACTAGAACAAAAACTTAACGAGTCTAAAGATATTTGCAAAGAATGTGGTAAACCAAGTTATACTACATTGCCTGAAGAAAAGCAAAAAGGTGTTGACGGTAAAGTATGCTGGAAAGGCTACAAGCGTATGGGCACTAAAAAGAAAAACGGAAAAACAGTTGATAACTGTGTCAAAATGTAAGGAGTAGACCATGGCAATCTTAAGTAACATAAACCCAAATAGACCGCAAAGAGGCAAAAGGTCTGTGAGATTATCAGGAGAAGCGTCTCCGCAAGAAATACCTCTAACTGCTGGCACGGTGGTATTGATTGCCAACGGCTCTGGAACAACCTTTACATTGGCTAATGGTCAAGAAGGACAGATGATGGCCTTTGTGGCAAGTTCAGATGGTGCAGGCAACATAAACGATATTAGAGTAAATTGTAGAGCAAGATACGCATTTGACAACAGCGGCGTAAGAATCACAGGTGCCAGTAGCACGGCAGAATGGGCACCATTCAATGTTACACAAGAACATTCAATGGCTTGGGCAGTATTCACAGAAGGCGAATGGTGTTGGAGTCAAGGCACCAACGAAGAATAAGGAATAGGCAATGGCAGACTTACAAAAAATACTAAACACTTTTTCAAAACTAGGTATTGAAAATAAAGGTCTGGTTCCAGATAATCCTATGCAACAAAGTAGTGCTTTAAAAGAACAATACGGAAATAATAACACAACAGATCCAAATGCACATGCACGTATGGTAGCAGAAAGCATTAAAGGAAAACATATTCCTGGTGTAAGTGATACTAGTGCAAGTGATATGGCCGCACTAGCAGGTATAGGTAAACCAACACAACGTCCGCAACCAGCAAATCCAAATCCTAATATATCAATAGCACCTACACAAACCGTGGACAAATGGGCAGAAGTTGATTCTAGATTAAACAACATTGAAACTAAACTTAACACTATTTTTGAAAGTATTCAAAAACTAACAGAAATTAGCGATGAAGATTATCGTGCTAAACGTAAAGCACTACAGGATATTCAAGCAGATCCTAACACAAACAAGGATCCTGAATTGAAAAAAGAACTAATGCGTCGAAAAGCACAATTAGAAAAAGAACGCAAAGAAACAACCAAAGAATCACTTGAAAGAGGATTTGCCAGTTTTTTAAAAGAGTTGGAGGGTAAGTAAATGACTGAATGTAAATGCGAAAATTGCGGATGCAATCATCACTGCGGTAAAGAGTGTGAAAAGTGTGCTAATGATGTTTGCACAACTTGTAAATGCGAACACTGCAAAGATGAAAATTAAAGAAGTAGTAGATTATTTCTACGGACTAGATCCTGCTCACATGTCCTATCGACACAAGGTAGGAGACATATATGGTAAAAAGAATTTAAAAATTCCAAGAGCAAAACTTCACAAATCCAAAAAAGTAAAATCAAAGCCTAGTAAAGCATAATTACTATTATGAAAGTTACTAGCATTCCCGGCATGGGAAAATACGGTGTTTATATTGATGGCTTAAAAGCCAAAGATATAGACGATGACCTATGGTTAGAAATAGGATCAATACATCTACAAAGCCTTGTAACAATTATACGTGATATAGATTTTACCATAGACGAATATTCTAAAAGGATTCTTCAATGGGGTAAACACGTTGATCTATTTGAAATTCATTTACAAAAAGAATACAATACCAAAGATGTAACAGCACTGTTACGTAATGATAATATTAACGGTAAACAAGTAAATCCTGAAGATAAAAAGTGGGTTGAAACTGTTTTGAATTACTGCGAAACCGATGAAGTTATGCGTGTTAGCGGAATGAAAGATGCAAACGGAAAACCAATCGGTATGTTCGCAGAAGGCGAACTTCTTTGGCACAGTAATGAAAGTGCTAATCTAAATCATACTCCGGGTGTTAGTTTATTAGGTGGAACAGGAATGACCAAGAGTTGCACCGGATTTGTTACAACTGCTGAATGGTATGAAAATCAAACAGAAAGTTTTAGAAGTGAACTTGATCAAATCATTATACAACATAGATTCACTCCGGGAAAAATAAATCCCGGATTAAGAGCAGAGCAGGATTATGTTGTTCAAAAAAATATGTGCCCTGAAGATAGTTATATACCTTTGGTTATCAAATCACCATATGGACACAAAGGACTGCATTATTCTGTAAACACGGTTTATGGAGTAAAAGATATGAAGCAAGAAGAAGCACAAAAACTTTTTGATTACATAAACAGCACACTGTTCACCGACGAATACATATATGATCACTGGTATCAAAACGATAACGATTTATGTTTGTTTGATAATAGCATTACATTACACAGACGGTTGGGTAGCACAGATAATCGACTTGCTTATAGAATACAGTATGACTACGGAAATCTTATAGAAAATTATAATCCATACATCTTAGAACCTTTTGCTAGTGAATATAGAAAAAATAAAGACAGCATCAATCAAGTATTATCTAGTAGAAATCAATAAATACGTACATAAACAAAAAAAGGATTTTTATGGCGTTTCTAGTACACAATCTTCCACCCATCGAAGTTTTTGTTAAAAAAGAATATCTGTACGACCATCAAAAGGGTCACGGAGAACTCACTCCTGGTATGTGGATTAGTATTAGAAGCATACAAAGCAAAGCACTTTACTTTGAAACTTTACTAGTTGAATACGGTGCTTTATATGATAAGTTACCTATATCAGCATTTGTATGGAAGAAAGACTACGACAAAGACAATCAACTTCCACTAGACACATTACAAATTTGGGATTGTTTTGATTACGACATCACAGTAATTAAAAAGCCTATGCTATGCGATTGTGAATTCTTTGGCAAGGATCGCAAAATGCACAAAGGTGAGTATATGTTTACACTAGACACCTGTCACGCACAACATTCGACACTTGATATAAATTTTGCAGAACATGACCCAGAACATAAAACATTTAATATTATTAAATTAAACAACGGACAGTTTGCGGCACAACCAAACAACAGGGTAGTGTTTACAGATCAAAGTTTAATTCCAACAGAAAGAAAGACACCAGATTTTAAAGTATGCACACAGAACTACACAGTGGAGAACAATCCTAAATGGAGCGTTGGACACACGGATGAATGGGCATACAAAGATAAAGGCGAGGGATTGAAGGATTGACTTTAGAGGATGTCAAAGATGCATATAAAATCTTTTGGCAAGTAAAAGGTCATTTAAACACATCGCACGAAACAATACTAAGTTGTAAAGAATCTTATTTTAAAAGATTATGGTACAACGAAGAAGCATATATACACCAAGACGGATTTGAAGAAGCATGGCAAACGATAAAATCAAAATTAAAAGAACAATAGAGTACAACGGTCCAAATAAAAGAGACTATTTTTTAGCAGATTTATTAAAAAAATTTAATCCTACCCTAGGATGTGAAGTCGGAGTACGCAACGGTCGTACTACATTTTATTTGCTTAATACATTTATTAATCTAAAAATGTATGCTATTGATTATGATATTAAATTATTTTACAAAGACAATATAATATTAAAGTACGGACCTCGACTAAAAGCAATACAAGGACATAGTCATCATGTACACGATCAAATTGAAGATAACAGTTTAGACTTTGTGTTTATTGATGCTGGTCATGATTACAATAGTGTAAAAGGTGATATAGAATACTATACACCTAAACTTAAATCAAACGGATGGTTATGTGGACACGATATGGATTTTCCTGGTGTAAACAAAGCAGTAAACGAATTGCTACCAAACAACCATCATATTGGCCCAAACAATGTTTGGTTTACGTGCTTAGACAAATCGGTGCCAATTCCGTTTAAAGTTCTTGACAACTAGCATAAATCTATATACAATATAAAAATTATTAACAAAGGAGACTCACATGAGTGATAGAACTTTTGGCGCGGAAGAAAAAGCCAAATTGGTCCAAATTGTAAATGAAGGTGTAACTGTACTAACTGAAGTGCAAGACCTACAAGAAGGATTACGTGATACTGTAAAAGCAGTAGCAGAAGAACTAGATATTAAACCAGCACTGATCAACAAAGCAATTAAGATTGCACAAAAAGGTGAATGGCAAAAAGCAGTTGATGAGTTTGAAGACTTAGAAACCATCATTGTTACTACAGGCAAGGACAAAGTCTAATTTTGCAAAAAGTAAAAGACTTTTGGATAAACTCTTACAGGAGTGATAAAATAGCATTTTCATTTGAACTTGTTAGTTTTATCTTTACGGTTGGAGCAAGTATGACGTTGGCTTTTAACGCAAGAGATCCTAATATGATGGTAGTTTATCCTGGATTCTTTATTGGTAGCATTACGCAAGTTTATGCTAGTTGGCGCAGAGGTGCCGCTTGGATTATGTTGTTAACTTCATATTTTGCTTGTGTAAACGTATTTGGATTTGGTGTAGCCGCAGGATGGTGGTAAATGCTTTCATATATCACTAAACCCTGGCATAATTGGTTAGCCATAATTATATTAGGAATTCTAGAATTAACCTTCATAGGATTCTTTATTTGGACTTTGGTAAAATAAATTAATTAAAGGCTTGATTTTTTTAGGCACAGAACGTATAATAGTAAATAATGTTGAAGAAGGTCAGTCGGCCATAAACGACATAATTGGTTTTTGCCAGCCGCAAGTGGCATATATAGGAGAAGATATTGAGTTACGTAGATGCACTCTGGGATCGTGATAAAGACATTATCAAGGTTGTAGAGAGAAACAAAAAAGGCGAACGTGAGTTTCGCGAATTCCCCGCAAGATATGTATTTTATTATGGCGATGCTAAAGGCAAGCAAAAAAGTACCTTTGGCGATAGCGTCAGTCGTGTTGTTTGCAAAAGTTGGAAAGACTTCTTAAAAGAACAAAAGATTAACAAGCACCGCGGATTATTTGAAGCAGATATCAATCCTGTATATAGATTACTAGAAGAAAACTATCTTGGACAAGATGCACCAAATCTAAATGTTGCGTTTTTCGATATTGAGGTAGACTTTGATCCAGAACGTGGGTACAGTTCACCGGAAGATCCTTTTACGGCCATTACTGCAATCACAGTACATCTACAATGGCTTGATAGCCTTATTACACTAGCACTTCCGCCCAAAACACTTACTATGGAACAGGCGAAAGAAGAATGTAAGGATTTTCCTAACACATATCTGTTTGAAACTGAAGCCGAAATGCTCGACACGTTTTTGGACTTAATTAAAGACGCAGATATTTTATCAGGTTGGAACAGTGAAGGTTATGATATTCCATATACCGTAAACCGTATTACTCGTGTTCTTTCAAAAGAAGATACAAGACGTTTTTGTTTGTGGGATCAATATCCTAAGAAAAGAACATATGAAAAATATGGAAGAGAGCAGGAAACCTATGACCTAATAGGCAGACAGCATTTAGACAGTCTTGAACTTTATCGTAAATATACGTATGAAGAAAGGCACACTTATAGACTTGATGCCATTGGTGAAATGGAAGTCGGTGAAAAGAAAACTGTTTATGAAGGTACCCTCGATCAACTTTATAACAATGACTTCCGAACGTTTATCGAATACAACAGACAAGACGTTGCACTACTGGACAAGTTGGACAAAAAATTAAGGTTTATTGACTTAGCCAATGAACTTGCTCATGCAAACACAGTTTTGCTACCCACCACAATGGGTGCTGTGGCTGTTACAGAACAAGCAATCATAAACGAAGCACACAGACGTGGTTATGTAGTTCCTAACAGAGTACATAGAGAACCAGGCTCTGCACAGGCGGCAGGTGCTTATGTTGCATATCCTAAAAAAGGATTGCATGACTGGATCGGTTCAATGGACTTGAATTCACTATATCCTTCCGTTATTCGTGCATTGAATATGGATCCGGCAACCGTTGTGGGTCAACTGCGTCAAACACATACAGAAAACTATCTCAGCGAACAAATGAACTTTAAAAAGAAATCATTTGCGGCGGCTTGGGAAGGAAAGTTTGGTAGTCTTGAATATGACTACGTTATGGAACAACGCAAAGATATCGAGATCACAGTTGATTGGGAAAACGGCGAAAGTGATTCGTTAAGTGCCGCGGAAGTTTACAGACTTATTTTTGAAAGCAATCAACCATGGATGTTGAGTGCTAACGGTACTATTTTTACAACTGAGTATGAAGGTATTATTCCTGGACTATTAAAGAGGTGGTATGCAGAACGTAAAGAAATGCAGGCAAAGAAAGTTGCATCACAAGACGCAGGTAACAAAATTGAAACTGCTTTTTGGGACAAACGTCAGTTGGTTAAGAAAATTAACCTTAACAGTTTGTATGGTGCTATTCTTAATCCTGGCTGTAGATTTTTCGATCATCGTATTGGTCAAAGCACAACACTTACCGGAAGAAGCATTGCAAAACATATGGCTTCTAAGGTCAATGAGATTATAACAGGCGAATATGATCACACAGGTAAGAGCATTATCTATGGTGACACTGACTCTGTTTATTTTAGTGCATATACAAGTCTACGTGCTGAAATACAAAAAGGCGATATTCCGTGGACTAAAGAAAGTGTTACACAACTGTATGATCAAATTTGTGAAGAAGCAAACACTACGTTTCCTAAGTTTATGGGCGATGCATTTCATTGTCCTAAGAGCAGAGGGGAAGTTATTGCGGCAGGTAGAGAAGTTGTTGGTATAAAAGGTTTGTTTATTACAAAGAAACGATATGCTGTATTGATTTATGATCTCGAAGGCTTTAGAACAGATACTGAAGGTAAGCCGGGCAAAGTAAAAGCAATGGGTCTTGATCTTAAGAGATCAGATACTCCTGTGTTTATGCAGGATTTCTTAAGTGAAGTATTGTTGGCAGTGCTGACAGGTGCTCAAGAAGATCAAGTACTAGAAATGATTACAGACTTTAGAACAAAATTTAAAGCACGACCAGGTTGGGAAAAAGGTTCACCCAAACGTGCAAATAATATTACTGATTATCTTGCTAAACTTAAAAAGCAAGGTAAGGTTAATATGCCGGGTCATGTAAGGGCAAGTATCAATTGGAATACCCTTAAAGAAATGAACGGTGACAAATTTAGTATGAACATTGTAGACGGTATGAAAGTTATTGTTTGCAAACTAAAAAATAATCCAATGGGATATACTTCGGTTGCGTATCCCACGGATGAACTGCGTATTCCAAAATGGTTCCAAGAACTGCCATTTGCTGACGAAGAAATGGAATCAACCATTATCGACAACAAATTGGATAACTTGATTGGAGTTCTAGAATGGGATATAAAATCAACCGAACAGAAGAATACATTCAATAATTTATTTGACTTTGAATGATTTTCTAAATATAATAGTAATAAGGAACGGAGAAAACTATGAAAGACATATTACAAGACATTGTAGCACATACACACGCACTTGGCTTTTTAAACATTGTTAAAGTAAACGGTGATGATGCACAAACAGGTATTGATAGCATGGCAGAGGATCGCTCTGTAATCATGCAGGCAAATACAAAAAATGCACAGGTTGAAATGAAGGGTACCTTTGGTATGCCTAACCTAAATAAACTAGACATTCATTTGAAGTGTCCAGAATACAAAGATGGTGCAACTATTGATGTTGTGCATCAGGATAGAAATGGTGTACAAATTCCAACAGGTATACACTTTGAAAATCAAGCAGGCGATTTTAAAAACGATTATCGTTTTATGAATGCAGATATTATTAATGAAAAACTTAAAACTGTTAAGTTTAAAGGTGCTCAGTGGGACGTCGAAGTTTCACCAACACTAGCAAGTGTACAGAGATTTAAAATGCAGGCAACTGCAAACGCAGAAGAAACTGTGTTTACAGTATTAACAGATGGTGCAGATATTAAATTTAAGTTTGGTGATGCAAGCACACACGCAGGTGAATTTATTTTTGCAACAGGTGTAACTGGTAGTCTTAAAAATGAATGGGCATGGCCTGTACAACAAACACTTGCTATTCTAAGTTTAGATGGCGACAAGGTTATGAAGTTTTCAGATCAAGGTGCTATGCAAATTAGTGTTGACAGTGGTCTTGCAACTTATGAATATATCTTGCCAGCACAAAGCAAGTAAGGATAAGATATGGGATACGGTGACGATAGTATTAAATGGCCAAATAGAAATAAACCTAGACAAATACGAAAAGGTGTTCGTATGTTAGCAGATGGTACAACTCAAACATGGGTTAAACCATTTGGTTCAAGAAAAGGTTATTGGTCACCACCAAAGAAAAATAGAGTACCTAAATAAGGAGAATGACATTGAACACTGATCTAACAAAAGAACAAAAAGATTACGCTATATTTTTGCCAGCGATCAGTGGTTTCTATGCGACTTTCATCGGCAAACAACGTAGAGAAGAATATGTAGACAAAAGTCGTATTCCTTTTCCTAACAACGAGATGGAAGGTCTTAATTGGTTTAACAAGAAAGACGGACTATTCAATTATCATTGGAGTTTGTATTCAGCAGGACATGCTGAACTAGATATCAATAAAGACGCACCTAAAGAACTTATGATTCGTGAACGTGATCGCGAAAACAGTTGGTTGCTTGGTGACTCAGGTGGATTCCAGATTGGTAA